AGTTAAGCCTGATTTGCAGATTCCTGAAATTCAAATCAAGGATTCAACTCGTGCTGAAATCGAAAAGATTAGGCAAGAGAATGCTGCTCTTCAGGCCAAAATGAGAGAAAGGGATGCTCTTGAAGAACTATCTAGCAGACGCAATAGCTTGGTCAAAAAAGGTCTTATTGAATCTGAAGACGAAGTTAAAGACGTTGAGAAACTAATGCTTGAGCGTGGTATCACTAACCATGAAACCGCAGCCGAATATCACAGATGGATGAAGCAAGCTGCTAAGCCTACACCATCTGGTTACAATCCCAATGCCATGAACGGGTTTGACCTGAAAGGTTATTGGAAGAATCCCGTGGGTGCTGCCAGAACAGAAGCAGCCAAAGCGTTGAATGAATTGCGTAATCCTAGAGGCATGAGGCCCATAGGATTAAATTGAGTTGGTAAAGAGGGTTTAATTTGTAGGGGCAGTAATGCCCATCTTTAAGGAGTCGTTATGGCTATAGGTGGTGGTATTCTGCCAGCAACAGGGTCGAGTCAGTTTACTGAATTAACCTACGTTACCCGCAGAGCTTTTATTCCAAAACTCGTTGTACAACTGTACAACAGCACGCCCTTGATGGCAGCATTGATTGCAAACAGTCAACAAGCCTCTGGTGGTGTGTCTTCTGTAACCGTGCCTGTTCAGGGTGCTCAATTTGTGAATGCTCAGTGGTCTGACTATTCTGGTTCATTTAACCAGCCTTCAGTTCAGCAGGGTGCTTACAACGCTGAGTATGACCTCAAGCTAATGATTTCTCCCGTACCGTTCCTCGGTATGGAGGGAGCCGTTCAGCAAGACGCAGCTATTATTCCGTTGATTGAAGCTCGTATGAACGATGCAACCAACGTGATGATGGATGCAATGGCAACAGCTTTGTACAACAACACAACCAACAACCAACAGTTTATCGGCTTGCCCGCTGCTGTGGATGATGGTACAGGTGGTTCTACATACCAAGTCACTTACGGTAACATCAACCGTAATACCAATACTTGGTGGCAGTCCAAAGTGTACGCTGCTGGTAACACAAACCCCACAAGACAAAACATTCTTCAGTACATCTCTGGTACAGTGAAAAAAGGCGCAGAAATGCCTTCTTTCGGTGTCTGCGGATTTGGTACTTGGACATTGTTGGCTCAAGACTTTGTCGGTCAAGAGCAATATGTTATTACCCCAGGTTCAGCCTTTGATGGCGATAACAATGGTCCTCAAGCAGCATTCAGAGCACTGATGGTTGCTGGTGTGCCAATTTATCCTGACCCATACTGCCCAGAAGGTACGGTCTACTTCTTGAACACCAACTACTTGAGCTTGTACATCCATGAGCAAGGTTCATTTGTGTTCACAGGATTTGAGTCTACTCTTCCCAACTGGCAGATTGGTTACGTTGGTGCGGTTATTATGATTGCCGAATTGGTAAGCGTGAAACCAAAGTCAATGTCCAAAGTCACTGGCTACAACTACTTGTCACTATAAAGGAGTTCAGTCATGTCACTTTCACCCAATAAAATCATTCTTGCTAATGCAGCGACCAACACCGCTGGTGCATATTTTGAGCCTACCGCAGTCAACGCTACATCTTCTGGTGTAACCGTTCCTGCTGGTTTGTATCAAGCGTTGCCCACGGCTAACGTCTACATTCAGTTCAACACTTCTACCAACATTGCTTCACCAACTTGGACCAACATCCTAGCTGCAAACACTGCTGGTATCGTGTGGTCTGACGGTACAAACGTGCAAGCTGTATCTTCCAACACATCTGCAACCATTACGCTCTACGGCTCAAATGGTGGTCAGGCTGTGTCAGGCACTTACAACAACGTCTAAGGAGCACCTAATGGCTAATCCCGATTCAGTCAGTCAGTTTTACTTAGATTCTTTTGGGAGCGGTCGTATTGGTACTGTTCAAGCCACTCAGTTCAACACGGCTGGTAATGCTGTCATTACCATCCCGTTGCTCAATGGTGGTATGACCAAGGGTGCTGCGGTCAATTCATCAGGTTCGGTTATTGTTCGTAGAATTACGATTAACAACCCATCTGGCTCACTGGCTTCAGCCAATGTATCTATCACCACTAGCAATGACGGCAATGCAAGCAATGCTGTTGTAGCCAATGTGGTGTTGGCTAACTTGACTGCAACTGGTTTGTATCAAGACTTGACAATTGCCTCACCTTACAGCACCACAACCGCAGTCAGTGGATATAACACCAACGCTTTGTACGTGAATATCAACACAGCAAGTGGAAACAGCAACACTGCTAGTATTCAGGTATACGGTGACGTAGTTACTTTCTAATGAATGTTTTTGTAACCAATCGTAGTGAAGTACCGTTGACCGTAGGGTATGACGGTACTCTTTACGAGTTTAAAAAAAATGTTCCTGTTGAATTGCCTTATGAAGGTGCTGTGCGTCTTTTCGGGCATGAACAAGAGGACAAAGAGCCTATTCTAGTTCGCTATGGATGGATTAAACTTCATAGTGAATTAGAAGAAGGTTTAAAGATTTTGTCTCGGTTTGAGATAACAACTGAGAAACCTAACAGCTCGCAACCCTCGGCTGTAGGCGTAGTACCCTTGCGTGTTGAAAAGCACGTAGGGGGAAAATCCTCACAGAGGGCAGCATAACATGGACGCTAAATGGCAACCTTATCTTCCTATCTCACGGAAGTCCGTAGGCTCTTGCACGATGCCAATGGAGTCTTCTGGTCCGACTCGGAGCTGACGGACGATATTAATTCTGCCCGTGAACGAGTCGTTAGAGATACTGGTTGCCTACGTACCCTCATAGTTTCAGCCACCCCTATAGGGGCAGATGGTTCAGCAGCTATACCTTGGTCTGCTAACCTGGCTGTTACTGCTGGTCAGTACATCTTTTCCAACATTTATACCTATCAAGTCACCACCACTGGCACGCTAG